TACCCCAGCAACACCGAGCATGTGGAACGGATGCATAAGGATATTGTGTTCTGCTTGGAATACGAACATGAAGTTAAAAGTACCAGAAATACCAAGAGGCATACCATCACTAAAACTCCCTTGCCCGAAAGGGTAAACGAGAAAAACCGCTAAAGCTGCTGAGAGTGGAGCTGTGTATGCAACAAAGATCCAAGGTCTCATACCTAAGCGATAGGATAGTTCCCATTGTCTACCAGCATATGCTGCTACTCCTATTAAGAAGTGGAAGACAATAAGTTGATATGGTCCGCCATTATATAGCCACTCGTCTAGTGTGCCAGCTTCCCATATAGGATAAAAATGTAGTCCGATTGCGTTAGAGGAGGGGACGATTGCTCCTGAGATAATATTGTTTCCATAGATTAAAGAACCGGAAACTGGTTCGCGTATGCCATCTATATCTACAGGCGGTGCTGCGATGAAGGCGAGTATGAAACATGTAGTTGCAGCTAGTAAGCAAGGAATCATAAGTACGCCAAACCATCCAACGTATAGACGATTGTTTGTACTTGTGACCCAGTCACAGAACTTGCTCCAATTATTAGTAGCTTCTCTAGTTATTGAGATTGCAGCCATTTAAAATATTCCGGGTATTATTTGACCAGTTGTTACGTAGGCTCCAACAGCAGCTACGAATCCGAGCATTGCTGCCCAGCCATTAAATCTTTCAGCTTCGTGTGTCATTAGTATGTTTGTGTTTTTTGGGTAGTGTGTGTGAACAACTTGAATTTGTGGTTCAAGCTGTTCTATTGTTTCGTTATTCATTTTTTCTTTGGTGGTCTTCCTACCTTTTTTCCGTAGGTTCCTTTTCCTTTAGGCATAATTAAAAATCTATATCTGAACGTTCTAGTTTTGCTACAACATCCTGTCTGTATGCAGGGTCTCTGTCATAGCGAGGGTCACTCATAGCTTCTACAAGTTGAGCTTGACTCTTAAAGACATCGCCACTTGTGTCAGCAGCCTTACCTGTAAGCCTTCTTCCTTCATAACCGTTTGCTTCGTCGTACTTAGCTTTCAAAGCATCAACTCCTAATTGAATAAGAGCTGCATTGCCTGTACCAACTGCATTATCGAACGCTGCAATTTCAGCTTCTGGAAGATTATTACCAGCCCATGTAACAAGGTTATTGTACTGAGCTTCCCCACCTACTGAATTTTGTATCTGATTTATTTGGCTAGTGCTGACGTCCACTTCAGTATTATTTGTCTGTGGATTATCTTTAGTCATCTGTATATATGCATTGACTAAATCTTGACTACTCATACTTTTAAATTTCTCTAAAGTATCTTCAGACAAGGATTCATTATTTGCATAATATTCATCACTAGCCGATTCAATTAATGAATATGCTTCACTCTTTTCAGGCTTATCATCTTCTTTAATTTCTTCTTTATCAACGGCTTCCGTCTCTTCAGTTTTATCTTCGTTATCACCTAACTTTTTCTGAAGTTCGACGTAAGCTTTTTCTAAATCTTCAGCATTTTTATATTTACCAGCAAGTAATTCACCTTGCTCTTTCGCCATCTCTTCGCCAACCTGTAGAGAATCTTGCTCTTCAGCAGTTAAGTTCTCTACATTAGTCTGAGCATCATCTTGTTTAATACTTAATGTATCTGCCATAATTATTCCATGGGTGGTTGTTCTTCTTCTTCAGGCATCATTTGTGGATTCTTAGATGGGTCCATAAGGGGAGTACCAGCTAATTGTCCAGCTTGATCTACTAAAGATTTTTGTGTTTCTGCTTGTTGCATAGCAGCCATTTCTTCTTGCATCTGTTGTTCAGTCTTGACCAGATTTAAAACATCAATTCCTTGTGAAGCTGCTAATCTCTTAATTGCTTCATTAGGATTGATAAATCTCATCAATGCATCTGGACCAAGTGTTTGAGAAATGGTCATTATAAACTGAGTTAAACTTTCTCTATCCTGTCCTCTACCTAATGCATTCACACCAGCTACGATAGTTGGTCTGACATAATCTTTAGGTAACTTAGGTATCTGATTAGATCTTTGCAGAACTAATAGTGTTCTATTGAGATAGGGTATTAAGAACTCAACTGTGAGCAATGAAAATATGCCACCCAATTGTTGTTCTAGTTCTAACTGTGTAAGGCGTACCTCTTCAGCTGTAACTCTTTCAGCATTCCTTACATTCATAACAAGGAAAGCTTCTAACAATCTTTTCTCAATAGCATTTGCCATGTTTGCAGCTGTAGCAAAGTCAGCAGTTTTACCAACTTGAATTACAGAAACGTCTTCAGGTCTGCCCTGAACTATGGCACCGTTACCAGCCTTTGCAATAGTTGCTGGCTTAGTAGTACTTGAAGGGCTGACCAGAAAAACAACTTTACTGGCAGCAGCAGCTCCTTCTATCAGCGATTGGCTTAAACCATCAAGTGATTTAAGATCGCCAAGGAACTCTTCTACTCTTCCACGACCGTAGTCTTCTCCATCACAAGTATTGAACCTTAATGGCAGCCAAGGACTGGCTTTCTTAGGTGCTGTACTTCTTGTATCAGGAATGATTTTATCAAATGCTTCTTGATGCCATACCCAACGACCACTAGCTTTATCTAGTCTGACCATTGTGTATATAGTGACATCATCTCCCACAGAATGGGATTCATCTACAACCGAATTAGGCTCAGGTTCTGGTAAATCCAGATCTAAAACCTTACGGCTAATAAGTTCCTTTGTGACTATACATAGTACGTTACCGTCCCCATCTCTTTCGACAACATATCTAGTTAAAGGAAAAGTTTTTAACCCATCTTTGTGCATATAAATCAATGCATTACCACCAACAATTAAATGTTTTAATGCTTGGTGTATTGCAACTCGATCATTACTTGCAGCAATGTACTCCATTATCATTCTCTCCATTTTTGCAAAAGAGAGATCTAATTCACTTCGTATTGATGGATCTAATTCTTCCCCTAATTTGTCATCGCGTACCTGTAGCTTGAAGAAACTTGTCTGTGGTGGTAGGACTGCGAGCATAAGTTTCGCAGCCAAAGTCACAACAGCCTTGGCTCCTACTGACTGCCAAGGTACGGATAAAGATTTGTGGTTTGGTCTTGATGATATATCGTCATCAATTAAATAAGGCAACGTGAGTTCAGAACATTGAACTGCTTTATCGAGGAACTGTCGTCTAGCAGAACTAAGCTGATTATATTTTTCACGCGCATTCACTACTGGATACCTCCAGTCGTGTTGGTATTTCCTGTATTAATAGTTGAAGTAGTACCTGTAGTAGCTACATCTTTCTTAATTCTTAAATCACCTGTACTACCTTTCTTACCTTTCTTAGTACCTAGCTTTGACTGAGCCTCACGAACAGCTGGATTAACTGGTCTGACTTCAGGCTCAGGTAATGGTGCTGGTGGAGCTGGTGGAGCTGGGGGTACTGGAGCTGGTGGTAAAGGTGGTGGTGGTGAAACGCTTCTTCCTCCTCCGAAACACATGTTAAATTTCCTCCTCCATAATGGAATGTATGTATTCAATTACGCTGGCTTGACCAGCTCTATACATAATTGTGTTTATTTCTTCCTTCGGATGGATTGGTTTCCATCCAAAATTTTCCTCAAGTCTGACTATAAGCTTGTCCAATCTTGCGTTGTGTAGCTTAAGCGTACTGAGGGAGATTTCTGTTGTCATGTTCAAAAAATGCTGGCATTCGCGCAGCTTTGGTGGTAACTAACTGGGGTGCTTTACCTTCATACATAAGGCGATCACTAGCATCCAGCCAAAATTTTTTGCTCAAATATTGATCCTCATGCTGCTCTCTTAATGGCTGCATGATCCAATTAATTGTTGCCTTCCTTAATTTATCTAGTGAAGGACTTGGTGTTAACCCAAGTTCAGCACAAACTAAACTGTTCGAGGCAACGTGGACTTGTTCGTCCCGGGAGATATCAGCTGAAACTGTAGCCAGTCCAGCATCTCCGTTAAATCTAAAGAAAGGTAAGATTACAAAAAAGATTGCTCTCTCTATAATCATCGCCTTTAATACTGTGTGATCTGGATGAGCCATCCATGCATCTCTCAGGCGCATTGCTTCAGCTTCGGCTTGGTCATCTACGCCATGAGCGTTGGTGATGTATCCAAGAGCTAAGTCATGCTTGATCTCATCCGTTATGTTTGACTCCAATAATTCTTGAGATAATTTAGGAATCTCAGAGAGAGAGTCTTGTATGAAATCGCCAACTGGTAATTCCATGTGGCGTATTGCAAGAGCACGGTAGATGGTTTCTTCTGCTCCATATTTAAACGTTCCTTTGGTGGTTTGGACCGGTGTCCAAGTTCGTTTTCTTTTTAATAATTTATCGTAGGGGTTCATCATTGTTGACAGTCACAACCTATTTCATCGGTTTTGTTGCTCATTATGTCTGCCAAGTATTGGTCTACCTCGGACTTGTCAAGTGCAGCATAAGCATCTGACTTGTCCTGTACGTCACCCATTACTTGTAAAGAATAATAGAGAGACGTTTGTGGACTGTTTAGCCACTCGTCTACAAAAGCTTCATCGTAATTCACCATGTCACTCCAAGAGTTGAAGCTATAGCCATGAAGCAATCCAGTTCTTCGTAGCATTACTAATATTTCATCAGCTACTTTTTTATATGTATTCCATCCGACTTCAGATGCAATTTCTACGTCGCCATATTCAACTCTATCTACCCCGAATTCACCTGAATCCCTGTCAACAGTTCGTGCTATAGGAGGTGCGATCTCAGGAGTTGCTGTATAGCCATTGAGATCTCTACTTCTATAAGAACAACTAGCCGTAGGAGCTATAGCGAAGGCTCTAACCATGTTGTTCTCTCTTGCTATGTTGGCTGCTTCTACTACGCCCAGATAGAGTTCGCGTGCAGCCATACCCGCGTAACCCTCGTAGCTTCTGCCGTCATTAACAGCTTCCAAAGCTTCGCCAAACTGGGCGTAAGTGATATTGTTATTAGCTAAAAAGTTAGCTAGTCCAAGGAATCCAAGTCCGACTTGGCGATCCTCTTCGGGCGGTAGGTATTCGCCAGTTGATCCAACACCTGTTTTGCCATGAAGGTCGCACAACTCGGACATACCTCTACACATACCTTGTCGAATGTCCCCGATACGACAGGCACCGAGATTAATATGTTGGAGGAGGCACGTTCCGCGTGAGGGCAAGAATACTTCGAGGCATACATTCCCATAGATTCTGTTTCCATTTTCATCGTGTCTTATTTTGTTGAGCCAAATGTCCCCTCTGGCAATGCCTTTAAGGAGGGCGGATTTGACTTCAGGTCTTGAATTTTCCCAGCTTTCTCTTTCAATGTCGACACACCGTTTAACCCACGGTAGATCTGAGCGATTGGACCCGATAAAAGTAAGAATATCGGGATGTGAATAATCAAGATGGAGAACGCAAGCGCCATTGCGGTACGTCCCCCCGCGCCTAAGTATTTCATTTAATGTTGAGTAGATTTTTCCGAATGATGTAGGTCCTGACGCAACGAGAGTATCAGGTCCTTTATTTGTTTCCGTTCCTGCTGGTCTGAGCTTCGACAGGTGGACCGCAACGCCTGCTCCATAGCGGAGAGCGTGCGATACAAATCGCCAGCTTGCTTCGATTCCATTTGGTCCTTCCATTGAGTCTTCAACAACGAAGACGGTGCATGAAACGGGCAGACGGGAGTTAGGATTGTCAATCCATTGCTGAACTCTCCCTGTTCTCGCAATGATGTTTGGTTCTATATTCGATTTCATTTGATAGGTAGTGGATTGCTTTGGCTAAGTCTTCTATATCGTTATTTTTATACCCTGCTCTACATACATATTTGATTACATTTCCGAGGTGGAATCCGAGTCTTTGATCTCTAATAAAATCCCAAACATCGATAGTTCCTCGTTTGTAATAGGACGGACCTTGGTCGTTGGTGGTGTCGGCCATTTATCTAATAAATTTTTAATACAGTTGGACAAAACGAATGCCTGTTCTTGAAGAGCAATTAAAACTATTGCAAGATCTTCTTTTCTAGTCTCAGGCTTAGAGCACATCAGCTCAAGTTGTCTCAACTTCAGGTCTTGCTCCATCGTCAATTCGGTAATCGGCTTTGGGAGTCCAGAGGATTGGTTGTTTTTTGTCATAGTCGTAATCGTCAGTTGTTAATATCCTTGCGAGCTGTGCATTAACTAATGCGTCCGCTTCAGTCATATCTTTCTCTTCAAAAGTTTCGACTACTGTTTTCCACGAGTACCCTTTCTCTTCAAAGATCTTTTCAGCTTTTTTAACTCCAATACCGGGGACTCCTGAGTATCCATCAGTATTATCACCAGCAAGTGTTTGTATTAGATGCCATTTAGCACCCTCTTCAGGTGTAATAGTTACTCTTTCTTTAAAGTCATATAAATCACCGGGGATCTGTCTCATATCTTTGTCAGGACTGACTAATAAATTTCCCGGGAACTTAGTGGCATACATGCCCATAGTATCGTCAGCTTCGAGCGTGTCTTTAATAATGACTTTGTACTCAAGCTTTAAATTATTTATCACTCTTTTGAATCCACAGGGCTTTTTCCTCTGTCGATGACCCTTGTATTCCGGTAAAATTTTTTTCCTAAAATTATTAGGGCTTGTAAAAAAGAGGATAATATCATCAAATCCTCCAAATTCTTGTTGGATTTTCGTTAATTCACGTTTTACATTGTTATATGCTTCTGAAAAATTTGAGGTTACAACAATTAAGTCCTCACCAAAATCAATCTCCGTTTCTGTTGATGCACAACATTTATAGACAATATAATCGCAATCTATTAATAATTTCATAAATTAGTGTACTTCTGCCCATGATTTTCCGCTTTTTGATTCAGCTGCTATCGGGCATCTTAAGTTGTAATATTCTCCAGCCAATTTTGCTGCTTCCTCTAAAACGCTCATTAATATCTGAGCATTTTCAGGTGTAGTTTCGTATTGCAGCTCATCATGAACGAATGCCAGTTGATGAGTGTGTGAATTGTGTTGTATGCCTTCGTCGGCAATAACCATCCATCGTTTTGCAATTATTCCAGCACTACATTGGAGGAGATAGTTTAATGCTTTGTGAGTACTGTCTACCAATACTCTTCTACCATCTATAGCTAATAGATAGCCAGCTGTAGATTTTTGTTTTACAGCTTCTAATAAGTCAGCCAATCCATCAATAGCTTGTACATATGCCTTCCTAATTTCAGCTCCTTTTTTAGATGCTTTATTAGGTGTAAGTTGTGGGTCATAGCTTAGACCTAACTTAAGGTTTCCAGCTCCATAAAGAAATGCATAAGTTACAGTCTTTACTTGTCTTCTGGAGATACCTATTTTGTCAGCATTGACTTGATGTATATCATCATTTAATAAGATGTCAGCATATCTACCGCCGTCATACCTACCTAAGTAATGAGCTAACATTCGTAGCTCGATACCGCTTAAATCGGCTCCAACCATTATGTTCCCGGGAGAAGCTTTGAACAACTCTCTGAACTGTGGTTCGGCTGGGACTTGTGCAAGATTCGGTTTACGATGAGCACATCTAAATGTGTTCGTACTAACCGAGCAATGGTGATGTATTCGACTAGAGGTCGTAGATAGCTTGAGCCAAGCGTTTACGCCTTGCGATATCATTCCGAGCTTCTTCTTTAGATCCAAAGCTTTCGCACATAATGTCGAGAAGGGATTGTTCATCTCCTTCAAGGTAATCTCGTCGATAATTGGTTTCCCAGTCGTTGTAGTCTGGGTCAACGTAATGTTCAGACGATTCTGAAGAATCCATGCTATGTGATCTCGTGATGTTGGGTTAAACTCTATTAATTTTTGGGATTCGGCTCCTTCAATGTATCCTTGGGATGCGTTATTTCGTTTAGGAGTGAACATCTTTCCTCCAACGAAAGGGAATTGTCGTCGAAGTATTTCAACAGTTTCTTCCATCTCTCTTCGGAGATGTGAT